TGACATGTCACCACTTACCCAAAGGACAGGAAGCCATCGGGATGCGTGCCTTGAGCTGCATCAGGCAGCCGCAGATCTTGCACTGCCACTGCGGCAGTAGCAGCTGCTCACAGGATTTGCAGATAGCGAGACGGCTTTCCATCAGACTGTTGTGTAGTCGATAACGACCGTACCGTTTCGCTTGGCATTCTTCAGCGTAACGATTGGAGTGACAGTCCATGGCTCATTGGGTGTGCCACCAGTTCCACCGTTGAATGTGCAATAGTTCGGCATTGTGTAGCTAGGTGGCGGACCGAGCGGCGGCTGGAGGGTGTAGGCAGTGGTGACAGCGTTAGAACTATTGCGGATGTACATTGGCCGCGTCTGTGATACAGCATCATATTCACCGATCCACATCGGCTCTCCATAGCTTGTAAAGCATTGCTCACCACCTGCTGATCCAAGTGGATAGAAACAACTGACGCTGAAGCACGTTTCAAACGTCAAAACACCAGTAGTGCCAACAGTTCCTGATCCCATTGTTGCGCTGCTGCTGCTCTTGGTGCCATCTAGGCATTCGATCACATTGAGATACTCGTTGCCCTGATCGCCAAACAGTATGAAACTGCCGGGGTCACCGCCAGATAGGCTTACCCCTATCTGTGGTGTTCCAGGCTGGTTGAGCCGGGTTTCGTCGATGTAGGTAAATGTGCTATTTGCCACGTCAATCTGCGCTACCAAGACGCCATTGACGTACCAGGACGAAACTTTAACGCCACTAGGACAGGGAGCATCGGGCCTGATCAGCGTGCCTTGGCCGATCGGGTCGGTGCCGGTGCTGCTGGTGCCGTTGTACGACAGGAACGGCTGCGGCTCATACGGATCCGGTGGATTTGTCTCTGCAGCACCAGGAGGCGCTTCGATGCCGCCTGTCAGGCTTGACCCGAAGTCGAGTGGTGTGCCATTCGTGAACGTCTCAGCTGGCACGCTGGTATCTGTGCTGCTGTTGATGTCGCAGCCAACCCCGCTCTTGTTGCTGGTCAGCACCACGCCTGATCCAACGGCTGCCGCCACATCAACAGCCACCAAGCTGCGGCCTTGGCTGTCAACCGGGAAGTGCGTCAGCTCCAGTGTCAGATCGCCGCGCAGTGTCTTGGTTACGCGGTTCAGCTCATACAGGAAATCGTGATCGACACTTGCCGTTCCGCTGGCAGCACGGGTCAGCGTCACCCGCACAATGTCGCCAGGCTCCAGCAGAGTGTTGAAGACACCAGGGCGACAGGAGAAGCGCAGGGTATGGGTGATGTACTTGCGCCTGGCCAAGATGTAGGCGCCAGCTTTCACGGCATGATTCTCGACTGTGCAGAACGCGCTCATGTCGTGCTGCTCAAACGGACCATTTAATGCCGTCTGGCCATAGCGCACTTCAGCGGTGCGGATGATGCCGAAGTCATCAGTCAGCTGCTGACGCCAAAGCATCTGAGCACAGAACGGCTTGCGATCTGCCAATGGGGTGTAAGTAATCTCAAAGCTGCCGGGCAGTACGTGCTCCTCTGTAAACGTAAATTCCCAGTTGATAGAGCCTGTATTGATTGTGTAGTCGTTATTGATTGGCAGCAGTGGCCGCAAGCCACGTTTGCCTAGGTTTCTGGTTTCAGTCACCAAGAGGTATGGCGAGAACCTTGCCAGAAGGTCTGGCAGGTTTGTGCTCTCTTTCAGATTGACATCACAGTTGAAGCGATTGGTGTTCAAGAAATTGGCCGCTCGCGTCAGTGCCGTTGTATCGACCAGCGTGCTCGGGATCTTGCTGCTATTGATCAGGCACCAGTGCACAAGGTCGGCATAGTTGTTGCTTGATCCGGTGACGTTATCTACCAGCCGGGTGACAATCATTCCATTGCGGATGAAGCAATGAACCTGACGGTTCCATTGGTCGAAGCCGTTTGGAATGGTCACACTGAAGCTCAGCGTGCTCATGTCGGAATAGACGCCTACGGTGCCGCAGTAGTAGCTGGCTTCAGGCATCGTGTAGCCTGCGCGGGCCACGATCACATTGCCTGGTGTCCAGGTGCCAGCGCGGCGGTTGTAGGTCTGGCTGAAGCTGCCAACCCTGCAACTGCGCTGGAACATGTCGCGCACCTGGATGCTGCCGATCTGCCCTTCACTCAAGACGAGGTGGTAATAGGCCGTGACGTTGTTGGTGATGTCGTTTTCAAACCGGCATTCAGATGCACCAGGGCTGATCAGAACACCGCCAGTGCCGTTGGTTTCATCGCGGCGGCAGAAGACGATCGGCACCGGCTCACCAATCACGATCGAGCGCTGTTGCGTATCCAGCTGGCTGGAGCCCTCAGCAGCGCCTTCACTCAGTGGCGGCTGAACCTGCCCTGCCTCGATAGCCAATAGCGCCAGTGGGTCAGCGGTGGTGATGATGTTCACAGCCTGCACCCCTTGCCGATCAATGCCGTGGTGAATGTGCGCGGTGGGATCTGCGCTCCAACCGGCGCCAGGCTGGTGCCCAGCTGCATCGTGATTGAAGTGAAGCTGCCGTTGGCGCTCACCAGTTCGCCGTTGTACTGCGCGATCAGCTCCTGGCCGGTCTGTGGCGTGAGATTGCCCAGCACGGGATCGAACTGGTAGATGAGCAGCTCCACCAGGCGGGCATCACGCAGTGCGGTGGTGACTGCAGTCATCACCAGACTGGTGGCTGGCAGCGTGATGCTGATGCCGCTCTCATCGCCGGTTTGTCCTGCCGTAATGCCATCAGCCTCAAACGGCTGGTAGTTCCACTGTGCGCTGTTCCATGTGACGGTGGCGTGCGCGTAGTAGGACTGCCAGCGGGTGTAGGAGACGCCGGCGCTGTCATAGATCCTGAGATACTGGGATTGAGCGCGTGCCATTGGTTAGCGGATCCCCAGCGCAGTGCGTGCTGCTGGCGTGCGGATGCGGCCCAGCACACCTTCGGCGGTCGCTCGCATGGCACGTTCCATGTCGGTCACGGTGACGTAGCGCTGGCCGTCGAACTCCATCACCGGGCCGGTGGTTACGTTGATTGTAAGAGGGGGTGCTCCAGCGTCGGAACCTTCGGAGGGAATGGCGCTGTCGCCGCGTCTGCCGGAGAGGTAGTTGGTAGCAAAACCGGCGGCTTTTGACGAGGGAACGACATACTCGGACTCGCCAGCTTCGCCGATAAGACCGAGTGTGGGGCGGTTTACGAAGCCACCTTTGGCGAATCGTTCAGTGAACAACTCTTGCCGGCGGTTACCTACTTGAATAAAACCGGCCGATACTTTGACAGGCTTGGGAAGCGTCGGAGTGCGAGAAGGGGTTGTGCTACCTGCCCCATTCAGCTTTTGCTGATTGAGGAAGGCGCGTTCAATGTTGTAGGCGGCAGCCTGAGCATTTAGGGCTACTTGGGCCATTGAGTTGGCCAGACGGTCTGCCCATTGCTTAGATATACCGATCTCGTTACTCATAAGTTTTTGGGCGAAAGCGCCTTCTGCTTGCAGAATCTTTGTGCGGTAAACCGCTGCTGCGACAGTGTTTTGATAAATAGCTATTTGCTTGGTGGCAGCCACTTGATTGTATGCATTTTTCAGGGCATCTTTTTGTACCCCGATAGCCGTATCGTAAGCGGCGGCGATACGGCTTACTTGTGCTGGTGTATTTCCGCGTGATACCGCTTGTGCAATAGCTATCTGTTTTTCTGCTACAAGTTCCCGGTATTTCAGTTCTACAAGACGTGCCTGTAGTTCGGCTTTTTGTATTAAGAGCCTGTTATTTTCTACTGCTTGTATGTATTCAATTTCGGCAGCACGGACTTGCTGGCGGAATTGAGCTACCGCAATGTTGTACCGTTCGGTCGCGGTGGAGGCTAAGCGATATTGGCGCTCCAGTTGAGTGCCGTACAGGTCGTTTATTGCGGCTTCAGCCGAAAGTTGAGCTGCGCGGACTTGGCTGCTGGTTTCCAGGGCGCTTATCTGGAGGCGTACAGCTTCTGCTGCTCGGTCGTAACGTTCTTTGTTGGCTTCGATCTCTAGGCCCTGCTCCTGCAGCAGAGTTTTTATGCGTACTTGCTCGATGGCTATGGCTTGTCCAACTTGGATTTGCCGGACGCCTTTTTCTACTTGGGCTGCGGTAGCACCTGCGTTATCTCTACGGAACTGCAGGATCTTTTCTTCATACTCGGCGTTTATCCGAGTGGTTTCTAGTCCACGATCTAGTTCGAGGTTGATGAGTTTTTCGGCTGCAGTGCGTCCGAGAGTGCGCTGTTTTTCAAGGGCGATAGTTCTGGCAATATTGTAATTTTGGTTGACTTGTTTGTCGATGGCAGCTTGGAGCACAGCGTTACGCTTTTCTTCCTCTTCGGTGATGACTTTTGTGCCGTTGAGAGTATTACTGAGGAAACGTCCCAGGATGGGAAACCTATTTATGACTTTGCGGCCAAGTTCTGCGCCCCAGGCACCTACTGTGGTGACAAGAAGGTTTGTGTATTGAAGGATTTTTGTAAACCCGCTAAGGAGTAGTGATAGAGCACTAACAAACGGAACGCCAATAATAGATAGGGTGCCAGATGCAGCACCTAAAAACTGGTTCCAGATGTTGACGAGCACGTTTGCGTTGCCCGATATGTCGGCAACTGCCTGAGGGATCATGCCCGTTTGAGCGGCTACGGCTTCGGCGGCGATGGCTTGGGCTGTTTGGGCGTCGCCGGCTTCGATGAGGCGGCGGACAGTTGTATCCAGCTCGGCGTTGACGAATACGACGCTTTCGCGCAGCTTATCCATGTCGAGCATGTCCAGCGCGTTGCCGATTTCGGTGATGCGGCGCTGGGCGTCTTCGAGGATTTGGCCGATGGCAGAACCAAGGATCTGTCCGCCGAAACCTCCACCGAAGAAGGAGCCAGCAAAACCACCGGCTACTTGGCCTACACCGCCGCCGAACAGCAGCGGGAAGCCGGCGCCGAGTGCCATGTTTTCGGCGGTAGGGTTCGGATTAAAGCCGAGCCCGCCACCACCGCCACCACCGCCACCACCGCCACCACCGCCACCACCGCCACCACCGCCACGTCGCCGCCCGCTAGGTGGAGCAGCCGCCTCACGAAAGAATCGTTCCCAGCTGCTTCGGATGTTAAGTTTTTTTGCTGCTGCAATAATCTGTAAATCTCTGGCTACCTGATTAGCCTCGTCAAAGAATCTGCTCCAGCTCGTTCGCACGTTTAGTTTTTTGCCTGCTGCAATACTTTGCAAGTCTTGAGCTACTTGAACCGCGTCTTGGAAGAAGCGTTCCCAAGTATTCTTTACCACCAATTTTTTTGCCTTTACAATACTTTGTAGGTCTTGACCTACTTGTGCTGCTTCTTGGAAAAAGCGGTTCCAGTTGTTTTTGATGTTTAAGGTTTTAGCTGCTGCACCACTTTGTAGGTCTTGACCTACTTGTGCTGCTTCTTGGAAAAAGCGGT